GTTAAGATGATGTGTTTAGGGAAAAATTCAAAAAATTTTTCAGTTACGTCTGCTTATGTTCAAGAAATAAAAGATTGGATGCAAGAAGTTAGTGATTGTACACAATTGGATGAACGGAAGAAAGTTAATCATGATGAGGCTTTTGCTAGACGTGTGAGTGATTTATATGTCAAAGGTCAAATTTTTTCTCATGATATTACTTTGTCTCCACGTTTATCACGTGCTGTTCAGAATACACTTATGCCTGCTTATAGACTTTATCAATATGTTGAAACTGCCCCATCTTGTGGTGCAGGACCTAAAATGCGACCCGTTAGTTTGTGGTTACATGGAGATTCTCAAATTGGTAAGTCAACTATAGTGTGGGCTGTTTGCGCTGATCTGCTGGTTAAAATGGGGCATTCTGATTTTAAACATCGAATTTATGCACGACAACCGGAAACTGAATATTGGGATGGGTATGTTGAACAACCAATTGTTGTTTACGATGATGCTTTTGCTCTTCGGGATGATAAATTGAAACCCAATCCTGAGGTTCATGAAGTGATACGTGCGCAAAATAATTTCCCTCAACATGTTCATATGGCAGCACTTCAAGATAAAAATACTTATAATAAAGCTCAAGTTTTGATTTATACCTCTAATGAACCTAATGTTGTTTTAGAATCCATTACATTTAAAGATGCTTTCCATAATCGAATGAATGATAATTGTTACCGTGTGACTCTTAAAAAAGAGTATGCAAAGGAGATTGTGCAACCAGATGGTGGAAAGAAAGTTCAAATTTTGGATCAAACCAAGATTGTGTCTGGCATTTCCACTGATGTTTATATTTTCCAAAAACAAGTCAATTATAGAGGCTCTTTTGTTGATGTTGGTGAAACTATTTCGTATGATGTTTTGAGATCTAGGTTGGTTCGTGAATGGCGACTTAAGAAAAGTTCCTTTGCAAACCATATGGATTTTTTGAATAATCGTATGGCTACTGATTGGGAAGAAACTGCTGAAGCCCAAATGAAATTTTCAGATTTACTTTCTCCGAAGAAAGTTGTTGAACCTGAAGTTTTTGAAGATTGTATTGATTCCATCGATTTTGTTCGCACAAAAGTGATGGAGTTGAAAGAAGAAGGTAAAGACCCTATGGAAGTCAGAGAATGGTTTGCTCAGTCTGATGAATCATGGGCTATGTGGCAGAGGTATGTTCAACATAATCAACCAATTAGCAAATATAAGAAGATGTTTGAAGAGTCTTTAGCTGTTTGTACTGATTATTTGAATAGGTTTAGTGAAG